ATGGCAGCTATTGCGCAACGTGCAGTATCTTCAAACTCAAATTCAGGTAATGAATTAATTGATATGAGTGAAATTGAAGCGTTGTTAGCTGAGCAAAAAGAAGTTCAAGAACAAGGACAAAAACTACTAGAACAAGCCCCCATAGTACAAATAAATCAGTAACATGAAATACACCATTGGATCAGCAAATTCTTATAAAGGATTAGGAAATAATAATTTTTCTAATATCGCTCCTCCAACTGCTGGTAGAGTATATGGTGTTATTACAACTGAAAATACTCCTACAGCTGCTATGTTTAAAAAAGCAGGTGGGTTTAATGCTATTGGTACTGTCTTTTATCTTAATTATAATGAATCCATTGGTATTATTGGAAGCATGGACGATACATTTTTAGATAGTTGTAATATTGCCAAACCATTATCATCTCAAATAGCAAATTATCCTGTATTGGGTGAGTTAGTTAATATTCTAAATTTACCGTCCTCAGACACTCAACAATCACCAGGTTCTACTTTTCCATATTATACTCTTATAAATTTATGGAATAGCGTTCAACAAAATGCTCAACCAGCAAACATCAATGCTAATTTAGGAATTACATTTGTTGAAAATTCAAATATTAGATCATTACTACCTTTTGAGGGTGATTATATAATACAAGGTAGACAAGGTGGATCTATAAGATTTAGTTCAACAACTAAACTATATAGTGATTTAAACGAATGGAGTAGTATTGGAAATGAAGATAGTCCTATTACATTAATAACAAATGGACTTAAGTTTGATCCTAAAAAAAGTTATTATGTTGAACAAATAAATAAAGATGATTCTTCTATTTACTTAACATCAACCCAACAAATACCACTGCAAATAGACAGAACTGGTACTTTAAATCCATTAACTAAACCTATAGATCCTTCTAAATATTTTAATGCTCAGATTATTATTAATAGTGATAGAGTAGTATTAAATTCTAAACGTGATGAAGTAATGATTTTTGCTAAATCAAACATCGAGTTAAATACTAAAAATATTATTAATTTAAATGCCAATGAACGAGTTCATCTTAATAGTAATACGGTTTTTTTAGGTACTGTTAATAATCAATTACCAACTGAACCATTAGTATTAGGTGATAAGTTAAATACTATATTAGAAAATTTATTAGATAGTTTATATAGTTTTGGTGCTTCACTTTCAACTGTAGTTGGTAGTCCTGAAGGAGCTCCTGCTATGGATATTAATGCCGCTGCTGAAAGTTTATTAAACGATATAGATCGAATTAATAACAATCTAGAAGGAATTTTATCACAACAAAATTTTACAGCTTAATGGCAAATAATATAAATGTAGGAGCTGTAATTTCTCCTAGTGTTCTTAAAACAATATCATCATCTACAGCTATTAAAACCTTTGGAGATCAATTAGTAAATAAAGCTAAGGAAAAAGTTATATCTGTTGCTCTAGGAAAAGTACAAATTTTAAAAGATCAAATACAAGAAATAGTTACTTTAAAAATCAAAGTATGGTCTGATCATGGAACTGAAATGAAGCGTTTAGAAGTATTGTTAAAAGAAAAACAAATAACTGAAGAACAATATAATTTGGCTGTTGCAAAAGAGGAGGAGGCTTATCAAAAAAAGTTAAGAGATTTAGAAGAATTAGAATTAAAACTTAAAGAAGATTTAGCTAATATAATTGCTGACCCTATAAGAAAAATAAAAGATTTTAAAAATAGAAGAAAAGTTAAAAGAGAAGCAAGAAAAAATAGAAATAGAGCTGAACGAGCTAAAGCAAGAAGAGATTTAGCTAAAAAAGTAATTAAAAATGCTGCTAAAACTTTAGCACCTATTATTGCTCTACAACTAGCAAACCAATTTGCTTCTGTTTTATCTCAAAGAGCAAAGTTAGAAGAATTAGTAGATCAAGTAAATGTATATATTGAACAAGCAAACACCCCAGAAACTATTGCTATTGCGACTAATTTAAGAAATAATGCTGTTACTTTAATTAATAGTAGTATTAGAAAATTAGATAATTTACAAAAAGCTATTTCTCAAATAGCGACATATGTAGCTATATTTACAGCAATTGTTGCCGTATTATCTGCCATCCCTATCCCAACCGCTGTACCTCCTGGTATTGGTATTCCTGTAAGTTTAATTACAAGAATTGTTAAATCTTTAAATAAAGCAGCTTTATTAATAGCTTCTATCAGTGTTGTAGCAGCTATTGCTAATACAATATTAGAAAATGAAATTATTAAATTAAATGATTTAATCGAAAGATTAAAAGCAGTTAACATATTATTAGGAGACAAGTCATCTAATTTAAATGAACAGCAATTTGCTGATTTATCTAATACATTTCTTCCTGTGACTGATGGGGAATTTCCACCATATAAAGGATTTAAATTTAAAATTAAAACAGAAGAAAATAAAACATTTGAAGTTAAGGGAAATAAACGTCGCTACGCAGTAGCGATTGACCGTGATGGGGTGGAAGTATTAAAAAGTGAATTATCATTTACCTTAGACCCTAACGACTTAATAGACCAATTAAAACTAGTTATCGATCAACGAAATTTACAAGGATAAAATATTTATAATTATGAACATCAAAGTATTTAAAAAATTAATTAAAGAGGCCGTAGTTGATGCTATTCATGAAGAGTTACCATACATTCTTGAAGAGCACATGGCTAAACAAGAGAAAAAAGCATTGCGTGAAGGTAAAACAATAGGATTTACCAGTGCCGATGTAATGACAGGAGCTGGTAACCCAGACGTTAGAGCATCATTACGTAGTAAAATGGGTGAAGCCTTTGGTTTCCAACAACCACAACAACAATTAAAAGTTATTGACGCTGTTGATGAAGCTACTGGTGAGAAAGTAAATCCATTCGCTGCATTTATTGCGGATGCCGCTGCTAATATGACACCAATGGACAGATCAGGATTAAGACAATTAGATTAAAATGCCAATACCTCAAACAATACGTGTAAATCCGTTAGATTTACGTAAAAATATTGCTATTGGGGTATCACTGCCTTTTAAAGGACCTTTTAAAAGTACTTTTACTACTAAAGATCAAATTAAATCTAATCTAATTAATCTTTTACTTACTAATAAAGGTGAAAGAGTAATGAATCCTACTTTTGGATGTAATATAAAAAATCAATTATTTCAAAATATTACTACCGAATTACAACAAAAAATTATAGATATTATTGTAGAATCTGTTAATACATTCATCCCAGAAATACGACTTTTAGATGTAGTAGTATCTCCTGATATTGATTCTAATTCAATAAGTATAACAATAGATTATCAAATAATCATATCAAGAACACCCGGCCAAGTAACAATCCAATTTGAAACACTTAGATAAAAATGACAAACGAAGATAAAAATATATCGTATTTAAATAAAGATTTTGGTTCTTTTAAAGCAGATTTGCAACAGTATGCTAAAACCTATTTCCCAACAACATATAATGACTTTACAGAAGCCACCCCAGGTAATATGTTTATTGAAATGGCATCTTATGTTGGTGATGTAATGTCATTTTATTTAGATACTCAAACTCAAGAAAATTTCTTATTATTTGCTAAGGAAAAAGAAAATTTATACGCACAAGCATATGTAATGGGTTATCGCCCTAAAGCATCTTATGCTTCTAATACTACCGTTGATGTATATCAATTAGTTCCTTCTATTACTAATGGAGGTATAACAACACCAGACTATACTACTTATGGAGTAATTATTCCATCGAACACCACTCTTACTTCAACATCAACAGGTACTAAATTTTTAACAACACAACAAATAGATTTTACAGATACAGGAAGTACAGAAATTACTTTTGTAGATTCTAACTATTATTTGTTTAAAAAATCATCCCCTGCTATATCATCAGAAATAAAAGAAACTACAATTAATGTAGGTACAAACCAAAAGTTTGCTACTATTACTATTACTGATACTAATATATTACAGATATTAAATGTTACAGGTAGTGGTGGGAATCAATGGTATGAAGTTCCTTATTTAGCTCAAACATCTGTTTTTAAACCATTATCTAACCCTTCATATAACACCGATCAAGTTCCTTATTTACTGCAATTACAAAATACTCCTAGACGTTTTGTTTCTAGAATTTTATCTGACAATACATTACAGCTAGAATTTGGAGCTGGTCTATCTTCAAATAAATCAGATATTCAGATCATACCAACACCAAGCAATATTCAAGCGGGTAATGTGCCTGGTATTTCATTATTAACAAATAATTATAATGAAGCTGGTACTTTCTTTACTCAAGAGTATGGATTAGTACCTAATGGTGATTTAACAGTAAAATATTTAGTTGGTGGAGGTATTGAATCGAACGTACCTGCTAATGATTTAACTATCATCGACACAACTGGAGTAACATTCCCTGGTGGTGGTGGTGGTTTAAATAATACAGTGTTACAAAGTATAGTATCATCAAATCCAAATCCATCCTCAGGTGGTAGAAATGGAGATACAGTAGATGAAATTAGACAAAATGCCTTATATTCTTATTCAACTCAACTAAGAGCTGTAACTAAAGATGATTATATAGTAAGAGCACTATCAATGCCTTCTCAATATGGTACTGTAGCTAAAGCCTATATTTCTCAAGATTTAAATCAAAGTCCACAACAAACAGTAGCTACTTTACAACAAAATAATCCTTTAGCTTTAGATTTATATATTTTATCTTATAATAGTAGTAAACAGTTAACAGCAGCAACAAACACATTAAAAGAAAATTTAGTAACATATCTTAACCAATATAGAATGGTTACGGATGCTATTAATATTAAAGATGCTTATTATATTAATATTGGACTTAATTTTGATATTACTACTTTAAGTGGATATGCTAATAAAGATGTATTAACAAATTGTATCTCTGTATTACAAGATCATTTTAATATAGATAAATTACAAATCAACCAACCAATTATCCTATCAGATATAACTTCTAAACTATTACAAGTTAGAGGAGTACAATCTGTAGTTAAATTAGAAGTTACAAATAAACAAGGAGGAGATTATTCTCAATATGGATACGATATCGCAGGTGCAACTAAAAATAACAATGTTTACCCTTCATTAGACCCAGCTATATTTGAAATTAGATTTCCTAACATAGATATACAAGGTAGAGTAGTAGTAAGTTAAAAATTAATAATATGAATTTAGACAAATTAAAAGGACACATTCCGGATGCTGTAATAGCTCAAATCCCAGATGTAATGGAAAAATTTCAAATTAACACTCCATTACGTTTATCACACTTTTTAGCCCAATGTGGTCACGAATCAGGTGGATTCCGTTTAACAAAAGAAAATTTGAATTATAGTGCTAAAGGCTTAATGGGTATATTTAAAAAATATTTTCCAACAGAAGCTTTAGCTAACCAATATGCTCGTAAACCAGAAAAAATTGCCAATAAAGTTTATGGTAATAGAATGGGTAACGGTGCTGAGGCAACAGGTGATGGTGCTAAATTCTGTGGTCGTGGTTATATCCAATTAACTGGTAAAGACAACTACACTGCATTTGGTAAATCAATTAATGAAGATTTAACAGTAGATCCAACATCAGTAGCAGGAAAATATGCTTTACTATCAGCTGCATGGTTTTTTAGTAAAAATGGTTTACATAAATTAGCAGATGGAGGTGCAACTGATGCAGTTGTTACGTCTATCACTAAACGTGTTAATGGTGGTACTATTGGTTTAGCTGATCGTATCAAACATTTTAAAGAATATCACGCGTTGCTTGCATAAAATAGTTTGGCACTTGCTATATTTATATGTAGTAATTACTAATTATGGCCGTTTATAAAATATTCCCCGAAAAGAGTGCTACTCTATATTCATTTTATCCTGACTTAAATACAGGTATAGATGAAATATTAGAAATTAGCACCTTTGAATCTATCGATGGTACCAGTGAGGTATCACGAGCATTAATTAAATTCCCTTCTGCTCAAATCAGCGATATAATCGCTAATAGAATTTCAAGCAGTGCTTTTGATGTCTACCTAAAGGCCTCATTAGCTAACGCCTCAGAAATACCCTTAGACTATACTTTACTAGTTCATCCACTATCAGCTAATTGGAATCAAGGTACAGGTCGACTAGGTAATTCCCCAGCTACAACAGATGGTGTTAGTTGGGAATATACAAATGAATCAGGTAGTAACTATTGGTCACAAGGTAGTTTTGCATCTGGCACTACAGGTTCATATAGCACTAATATTGGTGGTGGTACATGGTGGACAAGTTCTGCTTACCAATCAACACAGTCATTTTCATTTATATCTACAAAAGATATTGAAACTAAAGTAACTAATACAGTTAATGCTTGGTATAGTGGTTCAATAGCTAATTATGGATTTATATTAAAACATTCTTCATCTGTAGAATTTACAACTGCTTCTAAATTTGAAACAAAATATTTCTCAGCTACAACTCATACTATCTACCCTCCATGTTTGGAAATAAGATGGAATGATTATGCATTTTCAAGTTCATTATCTGTAGCTACGTCTAGTTATATAGTACCTACTTTAAATAATAATAAAGCAGAATATCAACAAGATTCAATACAACGTTTTAGAGTTGCTGTTAGAGATTTATATCCACCAACAACATTTAGAACATCGTTAGGTTTTGGTAATCAAAAATGTTTACCTACTTCTTCATATTGGGCAATAAAAGATTTGGATACTGAAGAAATGGTCGTAGATTACGACACAACATACACTAGAATTAGCTGTGATAATACCAGTAACTATTTTGATGTGTACATGGATGGATTGGAACCAGAACGATACTATAAAATTCTAATTAAATCCATTTTTGTAAATAAAGAAGTAGTAGTGTTTGATAAAGATTACATTTTTAAAGTTATAAGATAATGTCTCAAATACCAGTACAAAAAACTGTATTTAATAAGGATACATATTCCCGAGTTATTAATACTCAATTTAGTCAATTATTAAACCAAGGGGCTGGGGAAGAAACTTTATCTTTTACTGTTGATGATTTTTTTCAATTGTATGATGAATTATTTTATCAAATTCCAAAAGAAGGAGATACTAATTCACACCAATACATTTTACAACGCGAGGCTGATTATTTAGGTGTCAGTATTAGTCAAGATGATATTCAAGCATTATTAAATGAAATTACATCATTGAGACAACAGGTATTAGAAGCGCAACAAACAATAAACGATTTGACTAAAAGATAATGGCAGATAATATTAAAATAGTAGGGAATATATTAAATGAACAGCAAGTATCTCGTTATGATAATGATGATATTAATTTATTTACATCTCAAACCATTCAAGAAGATTTTGGTTTAGCCAATGATTATATTGAATATTTTGTTTCTGATGCTGGTGGTAACCTACTAAATACAAACTATACTTATAGAGACTTTAAATCATCAACAACATCATATGTTAATCCTACTAATAAAGGACTGCCTATAATTGAAATTGATCCTGTTAAGGATTTACAAAATTTAGGATATACATCAGGTGAATTTAGAGTTCAATATAATTTATTTACTAATAAAATCTCAAATTCTAATGCTGAATTATTCTTAAAAGAAATATCGGCAGATAGAACTGAATTAAGAGTAGGATCTACTGTTTTAACTAATGAACAAATTGAAAGTGGATCTTTAGAACTTATAAATGAATATACTAGTTCTCCTTATTTTGTAGATTATCTTTTAAATTTTAGTAACAATATTCAGGCAGTAGCTGTAAATGTCGCTTTAAATAAAGTTGAAAGTGGATATGAAATACTATTTAAATTATATCAACCACTACCAGACGATATTCAAGAAAAAGCAACATTATGGGTTGTAAATGAAAAAGTAAATCCTTATGTCTTTGACATTAATCTGGATACTCTAATCATATCAGGTCCAGGTCCTAAATTAAGGGGCCCTAACTTTAATATTGAAATAAGTAATCAAAATAACGTTGCAACCTCTTATCAAACTTATACAAGTTTAATAAATGGTATACAAACAATATCTACATCTTCATACCAACAGCTATTAAATTTAATTACTTCTCAAAGTATTGATATTAATACTGATTATACTAATTTTGAAAATTTTATATTTTTTAGTTCTGCTGAACAAAGAATATTAAAGTTTTATAATAAAGTAAAACAAATTGAAGATTATAAAACAAATATATCTATTTATATTCCATTAACAGCAAGTCGAGCTGACCTAATTAATGACTATAATATAGCAACTGCTAGTATCAATAATATAGTTTCTAATTTTGATGGATTTGAATATTATTTATATTTTGAAAGTGGATCTGCAATAACACCAACAACATACGGTATTGCACCATATCCAAAATCAACTTCTACTTTACCTTATACTTTATATCCAACAGCATCCACACAAGCTTCTACTTGGTTAGCAGCTGCTACATCTAGTGCTTCTTATTATGATGATAATAACCAAAATTATTTAATAAATACCCTCCCATCATTTATTAAAGATGATGAAGATAACGATGCTTACTTTACGTTTATTGATATGGTTGGTCATTATTTTGACAACATTTGGATTTTCTTACAAGCAGTAACTGATATTAATCTAGCCAATAATAACCTAGAAAAAGGTATTTCTAAAGATTTAGTATATCATGTGTTAGAATCATTAGGAACTAAATTATATAACCAATACGGCGATTCAGACAATACTACTTTCTTAATTGGACAAAGTGGTAGTGCTATTTTTGATAATAATTTTACTTATACTGGTTCTTATTTAAACACAATACCACGTAAAGATTTACTTGCTGAATCTTATAAAAGAATTTATCATAACTTACCTTTATTATTAAAAACAAAGGGTACAGCTTATGGTTTACAAACATTAATATCTACATTTGGTATTACTGGTAGTGCATTACAAGTTAAAGAATATGGTGGTGATATTAGATCAAAAACATTAGATGAATTTAATAATGACAAGATTAGAATTGTATCTAATAATATAACAGGTAGTGTTTTATCTCCACATATTAGCTTACAATTACAACCAACTGCATCTCCATCATTTAGAACAAACGATTTACATTACGTAGATATATCATTTTCACCACAAGATAAAATTGATATTTTCACTTCAGCTTCTATCACAGCTACTAATCCTACTTGGAGCATGGATGACTTTATTGGTGATCCTAGATATCAATACAATAATTCATATCCAACATTAGAAGCTGAACGCACTAAATACTTATCACCCTTATCAGCATCTATAGTATCATACTCTGGCTCTTCAGCTAGTGGATCAATTGGTGCTACTGACTATAATAGTTTTATTCGTTTAATTCAGTTTTTTGATAATTCATTATTTAAAATGCTGAAAGATTATGTTCCTGCAAGAACAAGTTTATCAACAGGTATTACTATTAGCTCTCCTATTTTAGAGAGGAATAAATGGGTTTTCGCAAATCCATCTTCTACCTCAGAAATTGAGGTAGAGGGTGGTACTATCAATGGCCCTTCTATTCAAACTGAATATACTGATTTATATCAAGATATTAATTACAATAATAAAGTAGCTTATTATGATGGTACTTTAACAGGAAGTTACATAAACGTATATTCTTATTTTGAAAGTTCAAGTGTAAATCCCTATTTATTTCCTACAGGATCTGTTGATACAAATAAATTTTTACATTCCGATTTTAATGTATTACTAAATAACGTTTCTCAAAGCTTATTATCTCGCATTAGACAAGGTATACAATTTATTCCAGGTACAACTCAAAGTATATTATCACCAGCTGAACTACAAGATTCATATGAGTCTTTAAGAACACATCAGTTATCACGCTATGAAGGTGTTAAAATATCTAGTACCCTATATAACACATATACCGATGGTGATATTTCGTTTGGTAAAACAGCAGTTATAGATAAAAATGTAGTTAAATTAGGATTATTTACTGAAGTTGCAGCTAGTAAATTCTTACCAAAACGCAATAACGCAGTAGTAAAATATTTAGTTAATATAGATGGTGATTTAACTGAATTAAATCTTCGTAATAAACATTGGGAAGAAGTTCAAAATACATTTATAGCAGGAGACACTGGTAGTATTTCACAATTCAATAATCAGCTTTATTCTAACCAGAAAATCACAGATGGTGAAAAGCCTATTTTTGACAGTGGTTATAATTATAGTCCAATATTATATTTTGGAACAACTGGGTCTACTGATAGTACAATATCATTCCAAAACATAAATGAACAAACATCATACCTGTCTACAGCATTAAATACTTTATCTCCTAATGGATTTATTAGTGGAAGTGGAACTAATACTTATCCATTAAAAGGTGGATATGTTTATAACATTTTTGACAAAGTAGTTGAAGGTGCAAGTTATTTTAGAACAGGATCAACAGCATTATCCTTATTCCCTTCATATTCTGTTCAAGAAACAGGAAATCATTTAATCCAAGCAAGTATACCTTTTACTTATGAAGTATCAACTTCACCAGTAAATAATGCTACTTGGTCATTACAAGTATGGAAAAGTGGATCTGGTGGGGAAACCTTAATAGCTAATGGCATAGATAGACAATTCTTTGTAGCAGGTGATCCAGCAACATCAACATTAACTTTTGACTATTTTAGTGGCCAATTTAATTTCCGCTTATCAGAGGAAATTCCATCTACTAATATAACCATATTAAGTGCAGATGTATACGGATTCCCAGATGAAAGTTCATGTAATTTTAATTCTTCAACAGATCAAGATAGTTCACCAACAGCAATAATCCCAACAGGTAGTTTAAGTGTTACGGTAGCTGGTATAAGTCCATTAGTTTATCCTGGTATTCAAGTATTTAGAAGAAGTAATAGTATATATGTTAATGGTCAATCTGTGTATAATAATAGTGTTATAACTATAGGAGGTACACAAGTAACAATAATTATAAATCCTAACTGTCAAAATTATCTGGGTTAAAAATAAATAAATGGCAATAAAGACAACAAATACAACCTTTAATATTAACATACCTTCTATAAACTTAGAAAAGGGGGAAAGTATAATTTTTAGACTTCAGTGCGAAAATTCATCAGTAACTAATTTTACTGCTTCTATTGCCCAAGGTAGTTTAAAAATATCTTCACTAGCAGCTTCTACAGGATATACAACAACCAATATTCCTTTCTTTAATTCAGCATCAATTGCTTTAAGTTCTAATACAAATGAAATTATACTTTCAAGCGGTATAAGTGGATTTCATGGTGGTGATTATATATTTGTTCCAAATCCATTAGGAGGAACTGAAAGTACTTTATATGCTGGTAGTGTAGATTATGGTGATGTTGATTATCCTTTTACAATTAAACCATATGATATTGCTTTAATTTATTTATCTGATGGAACATATATAGAAACAAGAATATTAAATGTTTATAAACAAAGTGGTTTAATACGTTTATCATTAGATATTTCTTTATCTAATGTTTTAAAAGCAGAATTAGCGAACCAAACATATAAACGCTTTTTAATATTAAGTAGAAGAGTAGATGAAACTAACGTAATACTATCATTTACTAAACGAGAAGGTAAAACTTCATATGGTTTTTTAATACCAGAAAATCTTAGCCCAGACGTATTAGCTAATATTGATACTATTACCCGCGA